TGGTAATAATGGCATTTCAAATGCAAGCTTATATTGGTCAAGGTAATCACGCAGATCAAGGAGCAAGAACTCCAAAACAGTCGTTAAAACTTTGGTCGAACTGGGGCGATGGAGCATGGGGCAGAAAAAATGATCAAATGCCGTATGGAGTTATTAGTGGAGTCAATATAGATACAGTAAGATCAACCTATGAAGCCTTGGGCGGATCATGGGATTCCTATAATAACTGGGCGTCACAAGCCTTGGTTGATGAAACAAAAACAGGTGGAGTCGCTAGACCTAAAAACATTACAGAACACAACCAAGTAAGAGACTCTGGAGCCTCTGCTCCATATAGAAATCAACCGGACATAACAGTTTGGTTAAATGCAAAGCCTAAACTTTACATAGATAATAAACCAAGAGAATTTTTTCCATTATCTAATGCAGACGCAAATGTTATCATTGGAAATAATCCGAATCCAAACACAAAAAATGCTGGATCAAAAAATTACAATCCTCCTTCTGTTCCTCTCGGTCTTAAAATTCAATACATAAGTGAATGGCTATGTGAAAATAGGGTGCAAGAATTTTTGTCAAGATATCGTCCAGATTTAGAAGGAAATATTAACTGCGATAGATTTGCTAGAATATTAGCTCAGACAGCAGGTCTTTTTGGGGCAACTGCAAAACCCGAACTTGCCACATCCGCATGGCTACCGTCTGGTCAAGAGCCAAATATAACAGTCGCAACTCCAGATATTAAGCAGTATCCATCCGCAGCTCAGAGATATTTAGATGTGAAGGATCTTCCGGGATCATTTTTTCCACCGGGTACTAGTATCCGGAGATAATCCACCACCTGGGTATGCAGTTTTTTGGACAGGCGGCGATAATAATTTTGGCCATGATGGAATATCAATAGGTGATGGAAAATATGTGGATCAACATTTTGAAACTAGCCCAAGAAATATAAGCGACACAAGTTTTCCAGGCAGCAAGTATACATACGCTGGTTCAAGTTCAAAATTTCAATCTGATTAATAAGGAGTTAATATATGAAACAATATCCTAAATTTAATAAAAAAATTAATGAGATGATATCCAATTCGGATATGCAAAAGCAAAAGACGAGGAATGGAGTTATAGCTCATTACGATAAACATACAAACACAGCAAAAGTAATGTTAGAAGATAGATTTTCAAACCAGATTACAGACATACTAACAAACGTCCAGTGCCCTTCAGTTCAACGGAATTCAATCTGTTTCCCCAGAAATGGGATCGCGATGCATAGTGGCATTTAGGGATACCAACGAAACAATTCCATTCATACTATCCTACTATAATTCTCCAAATGATAATACTCCATTGATGTATAATAATATTTCATATTCTGGAATACCAAGGTACATGGTATAAAAATGGCAATAGGTCTTAGCGGTAAGCAAGAAAATTTATTTTTTAGAAAGCCAGTTTCGGGCGAATCAAAAGGCGCCTCAATATTTAATGTTCAATCTGAATTCATTTTCAACAAAAGAAACGAGTTTTCAAGAAGAGAGGTTGGACTAAACCACCCTGATGTTGAGTCCTTTATTAAGTTAAATGATGCAGGAGAAATAGAGATAATGGCTGCTCCTGGAGTCGGAATAATAATTAATGGCTCAAATAGATCGGTTAGCATTTTTGCGGATACATTAAAAATATACACAACAGAAGATGATGGAATTAGATGGAACAAATACGCCTTTAATTACGCTGCAACGGATTTTACAGAACCATTTTTGGTCACATTAAAAGATTTTCAACAAAGCCCTGCATATTATGGGTATGAGGAAAAAATAGGAAAAATCCAATCGATAAAAAACGCAACACGAAACAGCGGCGTTACTATACAAGCAAACTATGAATACGATGCACCGACGGTTAGTAAGTCAATTACTTTAAATGTAAATGAATACTATGATGAAAACCTGTCAGATGACAACCTTGCATTATTAAAGAAATTAGAACAGCAAGAATCGCCTAAGGTTATAGAATATATAAAAGAATTACTATATAATGGATACACCTTTAATCAAGCAAGAATAAAAGCTAAGAGAGATATGGGTCCAGACAATGCCTGACATACGAATGACTTTTGATGGGGATATAAGTATAAGTTCAAATAAAGATATAGAATTGATTTCTTCTTCCGCAGAAAATGACATTCAAAATGTTTATATTAGATTGATGACAGAACCGGGAGATTTTAAAATTTACCCTCAACTTGGAGTTTCTTTGTCCGAACTTTATCGGAATGCCACAGGATCCTGTGACGGCAGAGCAGGGTAAAAGATTAATAAAAGCTGGTTTAAACAGAGAGAGAATATTTGAAGGCAGACAAATGACAATTAGCGCTGTTCCGACTGCACCCGACTGTATTAGGTTTGATGTTAAAATGGTTACCAATTATGGTGAACCAGTTGTTCTTTCTATAAGTCAAAACATTTAAGGATATATATGACTATTCTATATACAAAAACTAAAGTAGAAATACTAGATCAAATTATGAATTCACTAGAGAAAAACGCTGGCATTACTGCTACTTCTCCCGGATCAATAGCTAGGGCTTTTGCTGAAGCCATTTCTGATCAAATAGGAGATTTGTACACAATGCTAAGGTACAATATTGATCAAACAATGATTAGCACAGCGTCTGGAAGAAATCTCGATTTAATTGGCGAATTATATTCAGTTCCAAGAAAACTTATTTCAGACGAAATAGCTAGCGATAGGAATATAGCAAACGTTGTATTTTCCATTTCTAAATCTTATAGCAAAGATATATTAATACCAAAAGATACTTTAGTATTTAATAATATTAATTCTTCTTCTACAATTCAATTTAAATACAAACTAGTCGGAGACGTAACAATACCAACTGGTTCTACTAGGGTTTACGGACAAGTCGTAGCAGCTTTTTCGGATGCAACCTACACAGCATCCATAGGAAGTCTTAGTAAACATAATTTCATTTCGCCTCCTGGAGTAATTGTTTCGGTAACTAACGTGAAAGAAGTGGTTAGTCAAATTAACTATGAGAGTGACGACGCATACAGGAGAAGAATAATAAGATCAGTTAAAGTTAACACAAATGGAACAGCAGAGTCACTTAGACTATCGGCCCTTTCTGTAAGGGGCGTGAAAGATGTTAGAATAAGGGAAGGTTCTTTTGGTATGGGTTCTTGTGATATTATAGTTGTTCCAGAAAGCGGTTCTTTTCCAAATGGCCTGGAAAGAGAAATAGCACAATCTATACAATCAATAAGACCCGTTGGCATAAGAATGACTGTTAGAGTGGCTCAAAGGATTCCCGTTTCAATATCGGCAAATATCTTATTAACTTCTGGCACAGAAAACGCTGCCACCGGAATAGCTAATCAGGCAGCCTACTTTGCTAAAAAATATTTAAATTCATTTACAATAGGTGATGTTTTAGATATTACTCTATTAAAAAATTCTATAATGTCTGCCTCTGATTTAATTAGTGAAGTTATTATAAATTCAATTTCCGTAAACGGAACTGAAGTTCCAAAAGAAAACTTTCAACTTCCAAGTGAAAGATCATACATGGTAGCCGGACTAGTTGAGCTTTATCCTGCTATAATAGGTTACAGTTAATAGTAGGCAGGTAAAACACAATGCAAGATGAAACTTATTATGTAGTCAAAACTACGTCTGTTGTAAAGGCAAAAAATAAATCTAACGCCAGAACAGCAATTAATGGAGATCAAGAGGCTGGACAGGTATTACTTCAAAAGATTGAAGTAGATGAAAAGCAACAATCTGAAATAGCAAAAATTGTTTCTACATTAGATAATAACATAGGCAGTTTAGAACAGGAAGCCGATCAAAACACCGAAAGTGAACTTTCGGAATATTCTTCTTTTTTAACTGTGAATGAAGAAGTGGTAGATTTTCTTAGATCTGAAAATAAGAGATTAGCAAAACTAGCTGAAAAAAATAAACATGTTAAACAAGAAACTGTGACTTCAGTTTATCAAGCAGCTTTTGACGCATTTTCATCTTTCGAAATGCCCAAAGTAAAAGTAAAAGATTTAAAAAATAATAAACATCATACACCAGAGGTGGCAATAGCAGTTTTGTCAGATTGGCAAATGGGCAAAGTAACACCGACGTATAATACAGAAGTCCTTGAAAAAAGAATAGAACTATATACAGAAAAACTTATTGAAATTACAACGATACAAAGACTACATCACAATGTAGACGAGCTGCATGTTTGGCTTTTGGGGGACATAGTTGAAGGTGAGGAGATATTTGCTGGCCAAAGCCATTTAATTGACTCTGGTTTATACAGGCAGGTTGGGGTTAACGGTCCTAGAATACTTTCCCGATTTTTGATTACAGCTCTTGAGAACTTTAAGAAAGTACATGTTACTGGCGTTATTGGTAACCACGGCGCTGTGGGCGGTAAAATGCGCAAGTCCCATGATCCAGAAACAAATATGGATAGATTACTATATAAAATATTAGAACTAATGTTTGCCAAAGAGGAAAGAATTACATTTAATATTCCCGATGGAAAAGGTGAAAGAAATTGGTACGCAGTAGACAGAATTGGCGACTACGGCTGCCTTTTAATACACGGAGACCAGATGCCATCACCAAGTCAATTCTATGGATACTATAAGAAGGTAATGGGATGGAAGGATGAGGCAATACCAGAAAACTTCGACGACGTATATATGGGGCATTATCATCAAAAGTTCAAAATGACAATAGGAAGTAGTACTGTAAGAATTTCTGGATCACCAGAAAGTCATAACACCTATGCGCAAGAATATTTTAACTCAATGAGCAGACCGTGTCAAGATCTTTTATATGTTCATCCAAACAATGGAGTTACAGCAGAATATACAATATGGTTAGATTCAGCGTGAGGTAATTCTTTTAATGAAAAAATATATCCTTACTCTTACAAACATACATTTTTCAAAAAATGGAAAAGTTTGGACATCTGAGGCTATTGATTTATACGATAATTCTAGTTACACAAATTTTTCTCCAGTAAAATCTAAATTTGGTCTTAATCTCATTGGCAATCGGAACTTATACAGGAAACTATTTAAATTCTTCTTCTCCAACCTTAGATCAATCAATTTACGTAACCGACACAGGCGAAGTAGTTACAGATTTAGATTACAGTCCAATTTATATATTTGAAAATTCCTCCACAGCAACGGGTGGATATCAGATTTTTAATTTTGAAGTTGGTCCAGATGGTTATTGGATAATTTCTCCTGTCAACGCTAATGAAGCGCAAAATCTAATTAGATTTGTTGATACAACATCGAGAATAGATTTAGTATCTTACAAATCATCCTTCTTTAATTCTCCTACATCGGAAGAAATAGAGTATACACTTCAGGTATTTGAATCAGACGACTATCTTAATTCTGCCACTCCTTTCTGGATGCCAAATCAAATTTCTGGATTAACTGAATATTTATTTATTCAAAGGGCAAAAAGATTTGTTAAGTTTGAAATAGAATTTTTTAGTGAACTTTCAGATTCGTACTTCAACGGATCTGCTACGCCAAGTATAGAGTTTTTATTGCTTGTAGAAGTTCAGATATCTGATACAACTCCTCCAAATATTACTGATTCTACTAAAGATATACTTTCAAAATTTCCTTCTTGGACAAAAATGTATGAAGACTCCACAGAAGACGCAACACCGTCACTTGCGATTCCAGAAAGTTTTGGAGGAAAATTTATAAATTCTCTAGTTGGAAATGATCTTGATAAAATTGAATCTTTAATAGACTATCATAATTATTCAAAATCAATTACTGGAGCAAGTACAGATCAAATAACCTGGATATATGCAGCAAACAATTGTCCAGAATTAGTAACTAGAGTTACGGGAGATGGAGTTGAATTGTCTCCCATTAGTAGTTATTCAGAATTTATATCTTACGGATCTCTTGATTATGTATATTATTATTCGCCAGCTGATAGGGTTGTTTTAACCATCAGACCATTTAAATCACTTAAGATAAACGATAGAGTTCTATCGCAAGAAGAAGTTCTTATTTTTAATACATTTGATGAATTTGGGGCAAGAGTTGGTTTATCAAGGTTGAAATTAGAAAGTAATGAAAATTATAAAAAGAGAATACTAGACGTTTATATAAACAAGCCAAGTTCAGATTCCGAATCATTTAAGAAAACATTGAGAAGAGAATTAGATCTATGGAGGGCATTGGGTTCTACTCCGAATTCACAGTTCGCAGGCGCAACACCAAACCTATATGAATTTCAAGATCTAGAAAAATTTACAAAATATTTTCAAGAAAATGGAAATCCAACAGAAGAATTTATTTTGTTTATCAATAGAATAAATAGAGAATATCCAACTAATTGGGGCTTTGTTGATTGGTCTAACCTGATATGGGATTACGCTGGAAGATTATCCGAAGGCGTTTCAAATGTTCCATTTGTTTATGACACCCCTTTTAAAGAAGCAACACCGAAATATTATCAGCCAGGCGTTGGCGACTTGTCCGATCTTGTGATTTCTGTAGATTCATACGATAAAAATATAGATGATGAAATTATATTAAATGATTCTAACAATGAAAAAATATTTCAAAAACAAGCAAAGATAAGATTATCTGGAATTAAAAAAGAAAGTACAAAAACAGCATACACTCCAATTAACGTCGATTTATCGTATTTTTTGGAATACAAATATCCACAAGCAAAGCACGCTGCTACTGTGAATTACTTTGTGGAAATATATTCTCAAGGAACCCCATATTACGCAAACATAACCGACTATCATAGAAACATTGCCGCTCAGTTAAGTCAAATCTCTAGCTCAACACCAAGTAGGTCAGAAGCAAATATAAGACAAATAATAAAACAAAGCGACGAAAGAACAGATCCTTCTATAACATTTAGAAATAAATTAAATAATCAACTGTACCTTGATTACTCTGCAACTCCGTATTTAAATACCATAAGCGTAGGCAAGATGTCAAACGCAAGGGTGGGATATGGACACTTTGCCTACTCCACAACTACGCCAAGGTACGTTATCAACAATCACTCTTCTGAAAATTTGAGCAGATTGGGAATAAAAGCACAAAACAATTCATACACTAATCCATCATATATATTTTCAAAGAACTACGCAAACAGTACAACAGTAAACCCAAGTGCTCCATATTTTGAACTGGCTACACCAAATAGCGGTACAATGCAAGTGCTCTACGGTTCTGATATGTACAGTTTTGATTATTTAAATGCAAATACGAATCCTTCGCAGAAAACAATTAGACTAGCAACCAACGCCTCTTCGCCAGATTATATAACAATAAATCAAAGCACTCCTCAATTTGTTCAAAGTTTTACAGAACTATTAACAAATCAAATATTTGAAAGTATTGATATAAGTTCTCGTTTGGCAACACCAACTTTTCTTCATGTTCACAATGCTAAACCAGATTTTGCTAAAATAAGAAACGATGCAACACCACCATTTAATTTGGAGCTATCAAGATACGGAGGGTATACAGTAAATCCTCAATTTCTATCCTCTTCTTATGTTCCAACTATTTTATTAAGAACGAATACTTCCACTGATGAAGTTTTTTCAACTCCAAAATACGATCTTTCTTCTACTCCGAATAATATTATTTTTTATTGGGATCCAAACTATTCAACAATTAATAATCAATATACAATATTTCAAAATAATCAAAAAACCGCTTTTAAGAATTATCCAACTGTAGTAAATACATGGGGGTATTTTGAATACGAATCATCAACCCCTATAGTATTTAATATTTCACAAAGAGGAATTATTTCTTCAGAAGATGACTTAAATGAATCAATAAAATTAGATGATATTGTTTTAAATAGAGACATTCATAGATATGAATTTTCTCAAATGAATTTAAGTACGCCTTCTCAATACGTTGTTCATTCGATAGAGGCAATAAAAGTCGATAAAGACGATGATTCCTTTGAGGTATACACAGATAAGAGTACGGTTAAACCACTTTATTCCATTTCTCAAGAGCAGGGAATAGATGTTCAAAGTGTAAATTATAAGTCTTCAAATTATTACTCTGAAGCGGTACAGGGAGCGCATGATGATGTATACATAGAGGGAGTGACAATTAGATCTAGATTAGCTTCAGGTGTTAATTCCAAAATAGAATCTGAAATTCACTCTGGATGGTACTTTATTAATAATGAAAATTATTATTTATTCACAAATCCACTAAAAGAAACAAAAGTAATTAACTTAGACAGCGCAACACCAGAAATTATACTTTCAAAAGTTCCAAGACAGGGCGCGCCTGTAATTGTTCAATCGGCAGCGTCCCCAAATATGAACTTTAAACAAATATCATTTCCTGATGAATTGAATAATACACAACTTTCTTTTACAAATGTAGAATACATAGTTGCACAAAACGAAAATAAAATGTTTGTTGGTTATCAAAATATATACAATATAAAAGTGGAAGACTTAGTTGCAAACGAAACTATATTAAGCAACGGTGAAAGTACAACAAATCAAATATCATTTACTGAATCGTTAGTTATTGGAAGAGAATACAAAGTTTCTTATAAAGTAAGAAATTCTTATTATATAGACAACGAATATTACAACACCGCTACCGGTTTATATTCAAAAATAATTTTCAATAGCGCTCCAACAGGCGCATCAAGCGTTTTTTATGTCACATATGAAACAGGTATATTCGATTCGGCAACTCCAACTGGATTGGTTCACTCTCCACTTCATAGTCTTTACAACGAGGGGCACATATATATTGACGAGAATATTTATCCATATAAAGACTTTGCAGTAAACGTATATCCGGGAACAATTTTGGATAACCCACAACAGGATTATATGACAATCACTGTTCAAAGTTTTGATTCTATTCGGAAATCCTAAGCCATATCAAAAATACCTGTTAGAATCAAGTTTGTTATCAATTGATAACCCCGTAGTAGAAACAGATATAGACGGTTTTGCTCATACAAGAGCTAGATACAGTGGCGCCACTCCGGCTACTGTAAATTCCGCAAAACTGTTTGTCACTGGAGCAACAGGCTCATACAGCCAGGCAAATAGTTTAAACAGTAAAGCAACCATTGATTATGAAATAATAAAAACAGAATCATTTGATGATAGTGTTTTTGTTCAACCAACTAAGGGTTTCAACACCGCAAATGGAACCGACGTTTTATATATTGATGGAAAGGTTTCCTCAAAGAATAAGAGCGTTGAAAATATATATGTTTATTATAGAGTAGCTAGAACCGTACTTGAAGCTTTTGCAATACCAACGTATAATTCAGTACTAACAGACGAAAATGGATTTTTTAGAATAGGACCAATAACTGTTCAAAGTATACAAAATCCAGGATATTGGTTTATGGTTATAGAAACAAGCTACAGTCCATCTATTTCAAGCAATCCTATTACTATATCTGGAGACATAACTCATTGGTATGAAGACTCTATTGATGTTATTCTTAACGCAGCTAGGAGAGTTATTTTAAATCAAGAACGATATGAGGCAGATGATTTCATTGAGTTTAGATCAACGCCTTCTTTTAAAGTTAATTATATAACAGGTAATCCAGAAAAAATGTCCGCAACACCAAATGTCACTCTTCCAAAATGGTTTAAAATACCAAGATATACCCAGTATCAAATGGGACTACTTGGTAATGAATATTATTATTTTGATAACAATAAACAAATATATCCAAGTTAGGCTTTATGAAATCTTTTAACAACAACATAGAAAACTCTATAGAAAAAAAGATAAAGAAGAGCCCCAATCTACCCCCGGGTGCTGTAAATCTAGCTTATTTTTCTGCAGAAGACATCAGTCCCTCAAATACTACCGCCGTTGTAGATGCATCATTGACAATCAAAGAAAATTATGTTCAAGCAGAAAATACTCAACTATCTTTGATAGCAAATGAACTTGGAATGTTAGAGGATCCCATAACCGGTAATAATAGATTCTCTTCTGAAAACATACAAGTAACAGATGTGATGAACAGTTTTCCAAATAAAACCGAGTTTGTCAACGTGCCGGATTTAAATAGTAAACCATTTGGAGAATTGTCTAGAACAGATTATTTTTATTCTTATTATGTTAGTAGATACTTTACCGTTCAGGATAATATAAAATCTAGTTCAATTGATTCTTTTACTTACGCTGGTAAAAATATATTTGATATTGTTAGAGCTTCTGAATCTCAGAAGTTTATTCTAGAAGATAATAAAGTAGATATTTCAGATATATATGTGACTTATTCTGACGGATCCCCATATGTTGATGACTCTGGAAAAAATAAATATAAAGTAGTTTTAGAAAAATATACACAAAAATACGTATCAGAAATTGAATCGTTATGTAGAATAATTGTTCTTTTAGAAGACGCAAACCCACCTTCGCTTCTTTTAAATTACAACAAAATTGAATTGACCATTGAAGGCAGTTTGATTAATTCAATTTCCAATTACAGCGAACCAATAAATTCGGTTTTATTGTTCAAACAAGAATCAGAAGAATCAATTGTTGTAGATTATAGTTCCAAACATGATAAAACTTATGCAGTAAAAGACGCTCAAAGTGTGCAAGATAAATTTTCCGTTGGAGGAGTATTTGACTCAAGAGGATATAATTTTTATGTAAATAAAAAAGCAATGCCAGACAATAGAAATTATGAAATATTTAACTGGAGAATTATTGGTAAAATTCAAAGATCTTTTAATTACGCAAACAGATTATCAGATTCAGAAAACGGTGGCATTGTAAACGTTGGTGTAATTTCTATTCGGAAAAAGCGACTACAGTAGTCATTATAAAATATTTAATAAGTTAAACTTAGTTAATAATCCAATAAATATTTATAATTATAAATTTGAAAATCCAATTTCAAAAATTAATAATATCAACCCGAATGAACAGTCTTATTGGATGGTTAATCCAGAATTATGTACTCATGAACAGATGAAGCAGTTTGATTTTTTAATATTAGTTGGAAACACTAACGTCGATATTGAATCAATTGTTTCAAAGATAAAAACTTTCACAGATAATGGCGGATGCCTTTTTATAGAAGTCGAAGGAAATATCAGCTCATCCATTCAGGGCATATTGCCAGCCCCTATTGGTAGTCTTACGAGAAACGTTTCAACTGAAAGCGGCCTTTCTTACGATAGAAACGAGGAGTCTTCAAATTCTGACTTAAATCTTCAATCAAAAAATCAAACTTGGGACATATCTCAATCAATTTTTGATGCCGGCTATGGAGTCTACGGTCGCATTAATCAAACTATTAATGCGTTTTCAAAAGATTTAACAGCGCAATATAGCTCTGTGACAACCAACGTTGGTCCCGTTGTGCTTCAGTTTAAAACAAACGTAAACGAAAGTGGATCTGTTTCTTGTGGAACGATAATATTAAATACAGTTAGCTTAAACGTAAAAGCTGGAGCAGATTATTTGTTTGGTTCTGAGCTATCCGAATCCGCAGCAGCCAATTCCGGAAGCATGGTTATAACTTCCGACGCAGAGGGACCACTAAAATTCTTTTATAATTCTATTATTGTTGGATTAATTTCTAAATATTATACGTCTTCAAATAGTTCTGGTTCTTCATCTCCAACTTTGTTAACGCCAGTTCTATTTCATTCAACAAGCTGGAAAACTTCTTGGCTTCTTAACGGAATTATAACAAATGATAAAAATCCATATAATGATATTTTAATAAAAAATGATTATATAGATGAATACGCAGAATACAAATTTACAGTAGAGCAGAATGGTGATCTCTATAGGCAATTAAGTGATAAAACAATTGAAGAAATTTTTATAGAAGAATTTTCCAGAAGCGTACCTAGTTCATATGGGCAATTTTATTCTACAAGTAATGACAAAATAACTTATTTTATTGAATTTACAAATTCAAGCGTAAGTGCAAAAAATGGAACCTATCTTCCAAATTCTATAGCCCAAGGTGTAACAACTCCGTATAAAACATATCAAATTCCAGCTAGTTCCGTTAACCAGCCCGCTTTTGCAAAGACCACAACAATATCTCCACCTTTAAATATTCCTTCTAATTATGGTCTTTTTTATATCAAAGATAGATTTAGGAATATTGAAAATAGAAGAGAATATGAATCAAACATTGTAAACGACAATGTTCATAATTATACCTATGGTTTTAAAACTGAATGGAAAAAGGTAGTAAGCACTGAATCATCTTTGTCTTTTGACATGTCTTACAATATAGATTTTACAATACAGGTTCCAATTACTATTAAATCCTGGAGACTTGAACGAACGATCATTGGAAGAAAATCGATACCTGAAGGAGAACCCCTCAATGCATCTTTCATAACACCATTTCCATCTTTAATTAGAAAGAACATTGCCAGAACGGGTTATCCATTAGGAGCTATAAATACAAATATATCTTCAACTTATTTGTGCAAGCAAGATATAACTGGATATGAAAATATACACAATCCAATAAATAAATCAATATTTAATCATTTTCCATATACCGGCGATATTGATTTAGGAAATACATCTCATCAATATTCCCACAATGGAAGTGGCAATGATGAAAATTCTGGTCCGTATGTTCACTATATTCAATGGACACTTAGATTAAGTGGGCAGAACATTGTTACCGATGGACAATTTGGCCCACAAACAAAAGCAGCTGTTATAAGTTTTCAGAAAACTTACAAAGCCGCCGTTATTGATGGAACTGTTGATTCAGAGACTAAATCAATCATGGCATATTTTTGGGGCAAGGCATATAACGGAGGAATTCTCGGTCAATTTAAGAATCAAATCAGTAGATATTATAACAACACAGTTAACAGACCAAACGTTGGAAAAAAAGTTCTTCAGTATATAGACGCTGCAATACAGGCAGATCCTGTAACTACTGCAACTACTGGTAATATAAAAAGAATATCCTATTCTGGAGCTCCACTTAAAACTCCGTCATCAATAGTCGGAGTTTTTGTAATAGCTTTACCATCAGCTTTAACAAAAAGAACAATTAAAACAAAAATTAACAAGATAACAGTATCTTCAGGAGATACAAATATATCGGTCGAAAGCGCAGTAATGTACAAGGAAGAGTTTTTTGGCCCTGGTAATTTTTATACTGTAAATAATGAAGAGTTATTAAGGAAGGTTCCAGCCAACGGTGGACTAAATGTATTAGGTGGCAACGTGACTTTTGTTGGAGCAAACAACTCAAGTGCAATTAATATAAATGTTGAATACGAAATTGGAAGTCCATATAAATATTTAGTCCTAGCTGTTAGAGGTTCAAAACTCCCCAACGCTAAGTACGGTTCAGCTCAAGGCATATTTATAAACAATATAGCATTTGAATACGAGCCCGATCCAGGGCAGACGGAGGGTGAGCCGGAATATGGCGACGTACCAAAAGAAGCAGGAAGTATAAATGTAAATGGGTACATAGATGTAACTGCCACTAAGTCGGTGCACGGTTTAACCATAGCAAATACTCCAAAAGATGAAACAATAACAAGTGCAAATTATTATTCTCTTCCACTAACAGTTCGTGATTTTTATTACATAAATCAAGAAAATCAAAAACAAACATTTACATACAAAGAAGATTCTCCAACAAGAATAATTTCTGGCATGGCGCTAGATACCAATAGCGTTTCTCAAATAAATTTTTTAATTGGAACCACAAACGAATGGGGAGAAGTAACTGTCAATCTTTCTAGAGGAATTGTGGCTCCAGAGGAATCAGTAACAGTTCATACAAAAAAGGTTGCACCAACTGGACAAACGCCCAGTGCCTCTAGTCCGTACATCGATTATATTCAATTATTGCTTCCAGAGTCTCAATCAAATATAAATGGAACTAGTCAATTTGTTGTTAAGTATGATGTTGACATAAGTAAGATTTCACGAGAAGTTTTTTACGGTGGAGAAACAACCATTGGAGAACATAGACACCTCTACGCCTCTTTCTTGACAGCTGGAGAACCTAAAACAAATAAAGTAAGCCCAACAAATAAAAACACTGTAGACTACTTAGCTGGAATAGTTTGCTTGTGCGACAGTCAGGGTAGGCCGGTTGGTTTTCCGTCGACCTTTACAACCTCTTCTACTGATACAAGGTCGGAAAATATAACAAATATTTACGTTAAAAAAACCAACTCTATGCCGACCTCCGACGAATTAGGTTTAGTCTACGGATTTTATGATATTTCTACAAAAAAATTATTAGGAAAAAATATTTCCTATTCAGAGTATTTAGAAAGAAACGGAAAAGATAATATATATATTGCAGTTGTAGCAATAGATTATGATGGCAATACTTTGGTCGATGATCTTGATTTTTCTGGATTTTCCACCATTCCAGTTTCGATATCAAGAGTTCCTAACAGAATAGTATGCCCAGTATATAATGTCAAATTTCAAAATAGGGCATCGATACAACTATTTAAGCCGCAAAGCTATTTGGATAAAAAATCAGAATGGCATGTTGGAATAAGCGCTGGCTCTTTTACTAAAGATTTTCATCTTAATGTTAATCAAATTTATAATCAAGATTTACTGTGGATTAAAAAATATTTTGATTCAGGTACAAGTACTAAGCCTGAAGTAGCTGTTAGATGTTTCTATGATACTTTCTTTTATTCTAATTCTGGTTGGTCAAAAATTTTAGGCAAACCATATGCAGACATATATGAAGAGAAACCGTTAATTTTGGATTCAAAAACAATAAAATTAAGACAAACGCCTGTTGCAGCGATTCACGAACCCTCTGAAGATATCACATTGTTCGGTTCACCAATAAAGCCATACGTATTTATATATACGAGAGAAAGCGTTTCGTCACCTTGGGTCAAGGTTGATTTTTCCGATATAGCCATATTTGACTGCCATACCGGTTTGATACAATTTAAAAGATCACTTGTACCTAATGATATTAATTTAATTAAAGTCAATTATGCGGTAGAGATTTCATATAGGCCGATAAAAATAATAAACAACAAAGTTGTCAACCTAAATCCTTACTTAGATAAAAAAAATATTAAATTTAATAAACCAATTTTTTTCTACATAATTCCAAGAAGCATAGAGATAGTTGGCAAGAGGAGTCTGCAGTCTTCGTATAAAGAAATAATTGAAACGCAATCAACATTGGCATATACGGAAGACGGAAGAATTTTTGACCCAGGTCATCCATTATATAATCCATTTGCCATTTTAATAAGTACTATATACGTTGTTGATCGCAATGTCTTAGATTCTTTTAAATTAAACGACCTAAGGCTAAAAGGTGGCGGGCTATCCTATCAGTATGATTCAGTTGAAATTATTAAAAATATACCCAGTGCAAGATCGTTTTGGGACATTTCAGGACCAGACGGCTATGCATACGTTAACAGTGGCTATTTAATAATACAATTACCAAGTAGTTTAAAGAACCATATGAGCAACGCAAAGATAAGAGAAACAATAGATTCCGCAATAACAGCTGGAGTGGTGTACGAAATTCAAGACTACGACGGTAATCCATGGGGAGATTTGTAAAATGAAAAGTTCTTTTCCGGATTCTATTAAAACTTATTCTCTTGGATCGCGTAAAACTATTTCTCAATTAATAATTTCCGCAAAAAACGACCAAAGAAGCGTTGCGTCTATATCCTCAGTTCTAAAAAATATTTCTTCAATAGGAAAATATAATGGTTTAGACATACAACCTTATTCCTTAGTTTCTTTTGAATTGTTTTTAGATTTTTTTAGAGATATGAACTTAAAAACTTTACAATATTACGATGCAATGAATGGAATAAGCACACTCTTCAATGGTTACATTGAGATACTTAACTCAGAGTTATCAAAGTTAGATAAAAATATAAAAGAATTAGAAACTTTTACTAATAACTTTTCTTTTATTTCTGGAGAAGATGATCTTTATAATGGTAATTTTATTGAATCATTTGTTGACGATTCAAACTCTTATTTTTCAGAATCATTTCAAAACAAACAATACGATAGAAACGGATTAGAGCTAGACCCCCAGTGCTTTGGGATCGTCGACAGTGTTTCTGGAACATTAAAATCAGGAACTGCTTTTATAAATAATAATTACGTTCCAAAACTTGAAAGTTATGAGAACAATTTCAGCTCGTATATTTCTTCCAGTTCTGATATAACAAATCTTTTTAGTGATAGTTCAAACAAAAGCTGGAACGTAACCGTGAAGGCTCCTTCTGTTATTACTTCTTACAATAAAGATTTTAACGAAATTAATTATAATTTTTCAAACATTAAGGGAGCCAATGCTTCGCTAACTTTCGTTTTTGAAAATCCACAAGAAATGAATGTTATGAGAATTGCCCCAAATATGGGCACTAATTTCCAGTTGATTCAGGTAATAATTTATTCTGCAATCAATCCAACAAATTCTAGTCCAAGCAATTCTTCGCTAAATAATTCTGAAAATAAAACATTTCTATTAGATTCTCCCTTATTGATAGAATCAATAAAAGATATTTCTTTTGAAAAATTATTGGTTAAAAAAATAAAATTAGTTATAAATCAACCAAAATACAAAAGAATTACCAATACCTCAAGCGCATCAGATAATCAATCAAAAACCATCAACGCCTATATTCAAATGATTAGAAATGCTAGATCAAAAAAACACGATAAGCTTCAAGATGTTGTTTATTCTTATTTTACTAAAAGAAATGAAATATTTCAATTATCATCTAACGTAGATTATATTCCAAATTATTATTCCTATAGATATCCATGTGAAAATACCGAACCACTATACGGTTCTTTGCATGAGTTTTTGTCCTCTAAAAAGAATTTCGTAGAACTATACAATAAAGATAAAATGCAGAACACAAATAAACTATCCCATATAGTTGAGTCAGTAGTTGCCTATGTTCTTGGGAATAAGTATAGAATGAGTTCAAATTATTACATTGCTTCAAGGCCGACGCAAGATTCAAACAATATTGGATCAGTTGACTTTCTTGGATCTATTCAGATAAATAATCTTCAGTCGTCTCATGGAGTAGAATGGCAAAATAATGATCCATATTTTGCAGTTTCAAATGAAAAAACAGCTCAACAATTTCTGTCCAGTTTAGATGTTACAAATTCTTATGAGTATTTATTTTCTATAAAAAACTTGAAGTTTGGGAACATATCACATTCGACAACTTCTAATAATTCAAATTCATACAATAATTCCGTGTCATCTAAAACTGTATTTATTTCTAAGCCAATTGATTCTAGCGGACACGTAAATAAGGTAAAAATAAAATCTAATTATTTTCTTACAAAAAATACAAATAATCAAAGTGATTTAAATACAAGCGCAACAATAGAATTTTCCATAAGTTCAAACGTGAATGCGCAGAAAGACATTGACTGGATACCCATCCTTCCCTATGATCAAGACAAAGTATATGGAGAGTTACTTTTTCCCTCTAGCGTAAACGGCTTTGCAGAACTGCGCTTTGCAGCCAAATCAGAAACAATTAAGTTGTATAAAAATGGAATATTATTACCAGACAAATCCTTTGAAGTTTCAAATTCGAGATCGGTAAATAGTATTAATATAATAAACTATAGGACACATGACAAATATGTTGTAGAGTATATCCCACTTGATATTGATTCAACTAAGGAAATAGATTTCAGTTCTAGATTTATTCAGAGTTATTCAACCACCACATATATCTCCAATGGTGGATTGGGAGAAGTTGTTTCTAGTACTGGAGCAGAAAATACTGTTAGATTAAGTTACGACCCATGTGTAAAATATGCAAAGTTCGCCAATCACACTTATTCTTTCTCTTCTGGGACTATTGGAATAGGCGGTACAGAAACATATTCTCCACTAACAGTTATATTAGAAGATGGAAAACCAGCAGTTAATTTAACAAACTATTTACCAAATAAATATGTAAAATATAGATTACCAGACAATTTTATCAATGAAACATATTATATACATTCAGGAAATTCTATAACATTTAGTAAAAGAGTATCAAATGCAAGAGTGATTTATGATTATATTCCTGGATCTTTGAGATATAAAATAGTTATTAGAAATTTGTCCTCTTTGGACAACAGCTCTTATGTTGATAATTTTATAATGAAGTATCAACAAAGCGCAAATGATAATTTAACGAACAAACTGCTGAAAGTGACATAGTATATGGCTCAGTTTTCTCCAACAACAGTTACTTATGACAGAATTGTATATAAAATATCTAAGTTTTTTGACGATTATTATAATCAAAAATTTAAAAACTATGAGGAATTTAACGTAAATTTTCAAAACCTTATTCAAGAAATAGATAATTCCAACGTTGGAGTTATAACAAAGTACGAACCCTTAATTAAACGGTCAACCGCCAAGATCAGGGCCAATCTTAAAATTCGCCGAAGATATTTCAGCTGATTCTGCAATAATTTCAAGACAAATAGATTATCTTAGAGCAAAGATATACAATGTGTTTAGCTTATTTACTTCTGAAATTTCTAAAGAAAGTAATTCTCTAGAAAAAATTAATTCAAAACTAAAAATACTTCAACTATATTCAAAAGGAAGCAGCGAAGATATATATTATCTTGGAGATTCTTTTGAAAACATGGAAAATGTGGACCTTACTCAAAAATACAATTTTTCAATTGGATCTACAATAGATGGATATTTAACTCTTCCGGTTATATCTGGGGCACAGTGGACAATTGGTTCGGTTTCAATTAAGAGTAAAGATAACAACGGAAACATTTTGTCAAATGGAACAAGCGGAAATTTTCATATGGCTATTAGAAAAAACGTAAGCGACAATCCAAATTCGAATAATCAAGAAGATTATAAATTTATATTTGAAGAAAGAATAGTAAATAATTTAAACAATATATATCTTGACTCTAATCCAGAAACATATTTTGAATTTGAAAAACTAAAAGTTTCTAATTTATTAGGCCCAAATTATGACTTTGAGTTTCAATATTTAGATAGAATTAATAATAGAAATTCTTTTATAAACTGGAATCAAGCTGATAATACCCCACTAAAATTAGTTATAGAAATGACAAAAGGAGACAGTTTATCTTCTCCAGCTAATTCAATTTCAATTCAACCGTTTTTTGGATACGATAACAACGTTTCTGTAAACTTAAAAATTACAAGCGTAGTGCTTGAGAGTTCAGATTCAAATGGTCAAAAAATAGAAGAAATAATATCGAAACCAATTATAGTTGGCACTTCCGTAGTTCCAACTGACGTGCAGAATTCTGCATATTATTTTTATAAAAAAGCAGTTATCAAATTTGCCGAAAGAAACCTACTAAAAGCTACAGTAACTTTTGAACAAAATCAATCTTCGCCAATAACAATAAAGCATGCGTACTGGAAGATAGCAAATATATATAGCTCTTTTGATTTCAACAATTCTTCCGAAGAATATGCCTATAGGCAGTCGTTAACCAAAACTGCCCCCCCTGGTGTTTGGGCAAAAAATTCAAGGTTTTCTCCTAATATTATATTTTCAAGAAATCAACTAAGTAATATTTCCGGAGTAGACTCAACCATATCTTCTCTCGTTCCGCCAATTACTAATCCAGAAATCGTTGGCTCATCTTCTCGCTCTTCCAGGAACGTTAACATTAGCGGAGATACACAAATTTCTTATGGATATTATTTAATGAAAGTATTTGATAAAAAACAAAATAAATATATCTATATAGATTTTCTTAAAACCTTAAATACAACAGAGTACGAATATGAAAAGACACTAGTTCCTCCCAATAAGGAGATATTTGAAGATTGGTGGCCAGCATCTTTTAAAATACAAGGCTACGAAAAAGAAGGCGACGAACAACCAAAGAGATTTTTTACGGGAAGTAAAACCATAGACCCAAATGATTCCAAATGGGCAACTCTGACACTACCGTATGCAACCAATCCAGATTATGTTCCCCCTTCTGGAACAGAGAAGATACCGGAAGCAGTGTTTGATTGGTGGATGATGAAATATAAATTAATTGGAGTCACGAAATTGCCATCATATTTAAACGAAGATAAGCCAGCATACTATCTTGGAGAGTTATATACTAACACTGCTTCTCAAATTGAATCTGAATATGTTGAAAAAACAGCTGCAGTAAAAGCTAAATATAATTTGACTTTAAACAAAGAATATGAAATCCTAAGCAATGGACAAAAAATAGATGACAAAAGTATTGAAGCCAGAAGATGGTTTATTGGCCTAAGAGATATTTCAGTATCTTCAGAGGCTTATCAAAATCAATGCGAAATAATATCTAAACCGTACAATTTCTTGCAGCCAATCGAATACCTCATGCTGTATTCAGATTACAGTATTCCAATTATTGACTCAAGAAATGAAGATTATCATCCAATATCTTACTATGTATCAATAGACGATGGAGCATCATGGCTTCCAATAAGTCCAGCTGAGGATCCATTTAGTTTTCAAATTCCAGAAATATATTGTTTTAATAGTTCAATTTTATCTGAAAATAGAATACCCGGAGTAGCGTATTTGTCAAGCCCAAAAAAGGTAAATTCAGTTAGAGTAAAAATAGTTCTAAAAAAACCATACAATACTAATGGCACTCCAAAAGTAAATTATTATCAGTTAGCAGTAAAGGTATTAAGAGTATGATAGAAGATATTCAAAAAGCAAGATTTTTAAACAATTTATACAAATCGTATTACGCGTATGGCAAAAAAATAGACGAAGCTTTGTTAAAATCTCTCTACGCAGAGTACTTTTCCGAAAATCCAGCTGGATCACCACTGCAACTATATGCCGAAAACTTAAGATATGATACCACTGCAAATGTAGATATCGTAAATGACATGATGGCAAAGGCGATATTTAATATGGACGTGCTGTATGACGCCTCTTACGAGGCGATAGAAGATCTATACGCTGCTGTTTCATCTTTAAATAATAGAATTGATTCGCTGAGAGCAAGAAGGGTTAAGATAGAAAAAACAATAGATGATTTTCTATTTTCGATAACAAACACAGATGGTTTTTACGCTTCTTTTACGGAAGAATTTCAAGACATTGATTCAATTGACGTAAAATATTCTACAGCATACTTGGATTCCGATTCAAGATCTATATCTCTTCCAAGTCTAAACTCTGGTGCATTTAATCAAGTTGCAAATAACATAGCCACTGCAAATAACGCTAAATATTCAATATTTTTTAATGGACAAAATGTAAAAACAGATACAGAAATTGGCCCAGAAGCGTCTCTAATGTTTGACAATTTAAATGACACGTATTGGAAGTATACTCACAGGTCAAATTCTCCTGGAATATGTACAATGCAATTAGATATTTCCGCAATTTCTTCTTCTTCAATATCCAGAATACAGGGAAGAATATCTTCTGATAAAAAAGTTAACATTATTGCACAGCTGTCATCAACCTCATCTGAACGCGGATTGCCGCTATATTCAAAACAATCTGAGTCCGATTTTGACAATTTTGTTTTTCAATTTGATCCGATAAATGTAAATTCAACTAGCTTGTTCTTTGTGAAAAACGAACCAGATAGAATGATTGCAGTGGGAAACTCAGTGTCGTATGAATATGATTTTATTATTAGAGATATTATAATGTCTGGAATGTATTTCGACACTAGCGCAATTTATGTTTCGCCCCCAATTAATATATCTTATAATGATAATAAAAAAAATGTAATCGACGCCGTTTCAATTGAAGTAGCTTCTCAAAACGATATATCAAATAATGTTTCATATTACGTGGCCAAAGACAACCCAGACGCTATAACCATAGATGACTTTAAGTGGATTCCAATATCACCAACCAATCAAGAAAATAAGTCATACTCAACTGTGGTATCTTTTAATGGATCTTCTCAAAATTATAAAACAATACTAGAAAATAAAGAAGACTCTGAATTTGTTTTAAAAAATATTTCAAAAACTACGCAGAAAGATATTCCAGGATACGAAAATATTTCAATCTGCAAAGTAGCAAAACTTAATTCTATTTCTGAGCAAATAGTAGAACCATTTATATTAGAGGGTTATAACAAATTTACCTGGTATAAATATAAGTATGAAAGTAATTTGTGCGAAAATTTATCAAATTGGAAAAACATAATCGCCGAAGAAAAATTAAACAGAATAATAAAATCTACTTACAGTTTAGGTTCAACTTCATCTTTTTGGTCTGCTCCTTCAATAAATGAAGGCGGTAGTGTTTTAATAGATTTCAATATAATTGTTGGTTCAGATTTATCTATACAAAAAAGTCTTACGAAAGATGATGACAATAGTTCAAATTGGGACATGGCAATTTATTTAAATGGAGTTATTATTAAAAGAATAAGGCCAGGAATAAGAATGGATAATATTACTTGGAATTTTAAAAAAGGCGCAAACAACGTCAAGATATGTATTGACGCTCAACCAAAAAAATCGGTAGCTTCGCAGCTTGGACTATATGGATCGTTCACCCTTATGCAACAGTCTAGAATTTCAGAATATGGATTTGTATATCAGAATTATATGATGTATATTAATAATCAGTTATTTAGACAAGAAAATGAATTAATAAAAAATAGTTTTAGTATTGATAAAATAGATACAATAAATTATATTATATCAAATAGGCCATTAGTTGATGGTTCAAGATTTTATTATACAACTACTTCTGATTCATCTGATGTTCAGTCTATGAGAGTGAGAATAAATATGACAAGAGAACTTACTAGTCCAAAGGCATCTCCAATTATAACTTCTTATAAAGTTAAATTTAAAAGATCCGATTCCCTTCAAAATAGGGCATTAACAGAAACTTCTAAAATCTTAGCACCAAACAATAGAGGATATTAATAAAATGGAAAACTATTTTTCTAATGAAAAAGATAAAAAAAATGATATTTATCAACCACTTTTGTCTAGGTCTAGACAAATTTATAGAGGGCCAAGAAATTCGGAGCAAGAAAACCTTGAACAGGATCAATTGGTTATAGATATAGCTAGATTAAAGAAAAAATTGTTAGAAATAGAGAATAAATTAAATAGTATGTCAAATGAATTTTATTTTCATAATTCAGCCACGCCTAATACTATTCCAGCAACACCGATATACAACGCTTACTATAAGATGTATTCAGACGCTACGCCATCTTATTATTTATCGAATGATACCTTAGAGCTATCGGCAATTATTACTAGATTAAATAGAAAAATAAGTATACTAGAAAGCTAGGAAATTCAAATGACAGAAATAATAAATACCCAGAAAAGAACGAATCAATATGGTGGAAACTATAGTTCGGCGGACTATAATAAAAGGGTTGAAGAAAACTATCAAGATTTAGTTTACTTATACAATAAATATAATGCAATCGATGCTAAAGTGGACGAAAGTTTCGTTAGAATATCTAAGGATCAAATTTTTCTAACTAGAGCTATCAAAGACCTTATCGACAGAGTATCTGGTCTTGAGGCGGAAGAAAAGACTACATCTATACATTCTTTCTCGCAAATAGATAACGCACGATTCGCCTCAGAAGGCACCTTTGCAATAGGAACATCAGAACAATTAACTTTTAATTCAATATACAATTATTTAACTCTTCCATTAATATCTGGCTCAAGCGTATCCGTTTTAAAAAACCATAATTCAATTGGAGAGCAAGTAATTCCAGATTATTTAAAATTTAAAGTTCAACCAATTGCCTCAATTGACGGAACAGGAGCGGTAATAAACACCACTCCTCCATATTACGCAGTTTACGATAGTCACAACAGGGTTTGGTCCAGATCAGTGGCTGTAGATCAGGCTTCGGTAAATGGTGCCCTAATGAACTTCTATATAAAAGTTCCACAAAACACTATAAATCAAAAAGTAAATACATTAATGTTTTCTCCATATCCAATAAATTCAGTTGATGTAATATCTCTTGAGTATACGCAAAAATCAAATCCAATATTATCGGACTCGGACGGATGGAAGCCAATCAACGAGTACTCGCTTTACAGCAATGACCCTTCCGCTGTCGGCTATGTTCCCCCTGGCGGCTGGAGCAGAGCTACTATATCAGACACTATTTTAAACTCGGGTCCATTACATTTTCACTTTAATGTATCACAAAGTGACAATAAACCGATAACGGCTTTTAAGATAGTTCTTAGACAAAGAAACTACATAAAAGAAAATAATAAATACATTTATACATATGGTCTTTCCGATCTAGATTTGCGAATAAATAAATACCTAGAAACTGGAAAGGCATTTATTAAGTTTAATGCGCCAACTGGTTCGCTAATATATACTGTTGATTCCGTATCTCCAAAAATATACAACGTACCCTTAAGTATTATGAATACAGTATTTTCCTATAGGGCAGTTTATCCGACCGCCGCTGGAGGATACAGCCTAAGCCCACAAGGTGGCTCTAGCTCTATTTGGATAGAGGTTACTTTAACAAAAACAGAAAATGGTACTGCGCCAATTTTAAATGATCTTGTTATTAAATATAGTTAAATTAGCTATAATTAGTTACTATTAACAATAGTCAATTTATTGAATTAAAAATAAAGGAGCAACAATGCCAACGTTTTATGTAGGACCAAGACCAGTTTTGAGGGGCGTCAATACTAAGGACTTAATTAATCCGTTTAAGGGTACCGCAGGAGTATATTCATACTACCCACTTTTTGCAAAGGGAGTTTTAGATGGCGCACCAGACAACCATTATGTTCCGGGAACTGGTAGACATCCTGGTAATGTACTGTTGTCTCAATTGTTTAATGGCACAATACTTTATGTTCATCCTCTTTCCGGCACATTCCCAGATGGTACAGCCACGTATGACGGTGCAAGATATAGGCCTTTTGAATTTAAGGGACTGGAATCAGCAAGAGCGTTTGGTTCGAACTTTGGACATGCGGTAGACAGAGTTAACGATTACTCTCTTTACAGTAATTATAAATTTGATGGTGTAGCTTCAGCAGAAGTTTTTACTGCAAGCTACGGACACGCCCCTAGATCAGATTCGCATGGCGCTCCAGCATCGTTTGGACTGTTTAGGCCTGATGCGACAAACGGCGTGCCAAGTGCTACTATATTTAGTAGTGGATACGGACAGTCAAATGCATCTGGAGATTATGGAAGAAAGAAAGTTAACGAACACTTCGGAGTTCCTTCTTCAAAAGCTCTCTAATTATTTCAGATCTCCAATAGCCCTAGATAGAGACGAACGAATTTCTGGCGCTTACGCTTGGTTAGTTTTGATAGTGTTTGTTTTTTTGTATGATTTATTTTCTATAAAAACAAATAAATCAGAAACAATGACAAGATATTTTTGGAGAGTAAGCGATAAAAGAATAAAAAAGGTTGTTTTACTACTTACTTGGTGTACTTTAACCGGACATTTACTTTTTGAAAAATCAGTTAGAAGAAAAATATTTTCTACTTTTGCTCAGAAAAGCTAAATTCAAACATACTATATAGATACGCTTTTGATATAATATACAACTAAGTGGAACTGAAAGATCCCGCCACTAGGGCGGGATTTGTTATTTTACTACATGAATATACAAGTTTTCAGCAAAATAGATGGGTTTAAGTATGTCGGATTTACTAGATAGAGTTTCAAAAGAAGATAGTATTCCAAAAGAACTAGCAGAAGAATATTTAAAAATATATGTTGCCGACATAGAGTGGGGCGTACACATAGATAAGCTTTGGAATAATTTTTATAATAAAAATAAAAATGTAGACGAAGCAAAAACAATGGTTAAAAAAACAATTAGTTGCGCCGTGCTTTTACCTAGCCTGGAAAGCACAAAAATACCAGACACTCCACAATCTCTTTTATTCTGGTGCACTGCATGGGCGCAGTTCAAGGAAAGAGAATGGTTCGAACTTTTTAAAAAAACCGTAGAAGAAGATATACAGATAAAAAATAATAGAAAAAAAATAATATCTGTTCGGCATTATCGATCCAATAGATTACTCTCCACTTACAAGACAAGCTTACAACTGGCTTTATAATAAGGCAGAGGAGTCTAATTGTATAAATGATTTAAACAAGAATGCAATTTCTAATAAGCTAAAAAAGCTTGTAACAATATATGGCGGCGTAGTAATTAATAGCATTTTTATTAGTCACGAGAACGCTTTGGAGAAAGTAATAAATTGGAGAAGTGGGTATTTTTTTGAAAAACAAATACACAAAATTTATAGTGTTGATAAAATAATAAAAATTAAAAACATGGAATTTACAAAAACAAATTCTAACTATATAAAAAAAATTGGAGAAAAAAATGTTATTAGAAAATGAAAATGGAAATCCGGATTTATCACCAGTAGTTACAAAAGATTCTATGTTTTCATTTCATTTGACAGACGAATTTGTAAATACCTATAGAACAAAACCTTCTCCGTTTGGCTATAAAGACGCCGGTGGAAATAGCGTTGGCGAAATAACTTTCTTAAGAACCTATAGCAGAATAAGAGACGACGGCACTAAAGAGACATGGGTTGACGTATGTGAGAGAGTAATAAATGGAATGTATTCTCTTCAAAAAGATCATTGTAAAAAAAATAGACTTCCATGGAACGATGCAAAAGCTCAGGCCAGCGCAAAAGAAGCCTTTGATAGGCTATTTACGTTAAAGTGGACGCCGCCTGGTCGTGGATTATGGGCAATGGGAACAGCCATAGTTAGCGTTCAGAAAAACTCAGCTGCACTGCAAAACTGCGCTTTTGTTTCTACTGCGGAAATGACAAAACTTAATCCAGCAAGACCGTTTGCCTTCTTAATGGAGGCTTCGATGTTGGGTGTGGGTGTCGGATTTGACGATAAGGGGGCAGATAAAGATTTCTACATATATGAGCCAACTCAGGAGGAAACATATATTGTTCCAGACACTAGAGAAGGCTGGGTCGAATCATTAAGCTTACTGTTAAACTCCTTTCTTAAAGAAAATCAATCAAAATATTCTTTTGATTATACAAATATTAGGCCATCTGGCACTCCTATAAAAACATTTGGAGGAATAGCAGCAGGACACGAACCTCTAGAAAAAATGCATAACTATATAAGAAAAATGTTTAGTGGAAGAAAAGGTCAAAAACTTACTCGCATTGATATAGCAGATATAGGAAATCTAATCGGAGTATGCGTTGTATCCGGGAATGTTCGTCGTTCAGCGGAGCTTCTCATTGGAAGACTTGATGATCAAGATTTTTTAAACTTAAAAAACAAAGACAAGTTTCCAGAAAGAAATTCTTACGATCCATCAGCACCGGGCTGGGGTTGGATGTCAAATAATTCCATAGAAACAGAAGTGGGCAAGGACCTGACTTCAATAATAGAGGGAATCTCCCTAAACGGTGAACCTGGGGTTATATGGATGGATGTGTCTAAAAAATACGGAAGACTTATAGATCCGCCAAACAACAAGGACCACAGAGTTGCTGGCTACAATCCGTGCGCAGAGCAGTCACTTGAGTCTTACGAGTGCTGTACGCTGGTCGAAACCTATTTGGGTAGACATGAAAGCTTAGAAGACTATAAGAGAACTTTAAAGTTTGCATACCTATACGCAAAGACAGTTACTCTTTTGCCAACTCACTGGGAAGAAACTAATGCGATCATGCAAAGAAATAGAAGAATAGGCGCCTCTATGTCAGGCGTCGCCGACTTTGCCGATCGCCACGGCATGCCCATCCTGAAAGAGTGGATGAACCAGGGCTATAAAACAATTCAAAGATATGACAACGTCTACTCTGAATGGTTGGGGATAAGAGAATCTATAAAGATGACAACTGTTAAGCCATCAGGAACTGTATCAATTCTTGCAGGAGAGTCACCTGGCGTTCACTGGACACCAGGTGGAAAGTTCTTCAATAGAACAATCCGATTTTCAAACGAAGACCCCATGCTGCCTCTTTTTAGAATGGCAAACTATAGGGTCGAATCAGCTTCAGAGTCTCCCGATACAACTTCAGTAGTATATTTTCCAATTAAATCACAGGCTATTAGGTCAGAAAAAGATGTGACTATTTTTGAAAAAATGGCTCTTGCAACTACCGCTCAAAGATACTGGTCAGATAACTCTGTTTCTGTTACTGTTTCTTTTAATAAAGAAACCGAATCACATCACGTTGGGACAGTGCTACACATGCACGACGGTCAATTGAAGACTGTTTCATTCCTTCCTAGCGGAAACGACACCTATCCTCAAATGCCGTACATGCAAATTACTGAAGAAGAATATTTGGAGCAAACTAATAGGCTGCTTTCAATTGACCTGGCCGAAGTGTACGCGGGTAGGGCAGCCGATGCAGTTGGCGAGCGATATTGCACTACAGATTATTGTGAAATAAAACTTACCCAAGACAACGTCAGTTCAATTTAGGATAAAAAATGAGCAATGAAGAGAACATAGATAGGATTTTTTCTTACATAGCAGAAAACGCTAATATGGAAAACTTAAACGATATTTTAAATGAAGAAAAAATATCTCATGCAAAAAACTATCTTAATATAATTAATTCTTTAAATAATTTAGTTGTTCATATTAGTTCTATGACCGTAGATATATTAAACGATCCAAAATTTTTGATAGATATTGAAATCTATGATATGATAGAGAAGATATATTTACTTTCTGAGGATTTAACTTCAATGATAATAAAGAAATATTATTCAATAACTTTAGAAGAACTAGAAGAAATAGAAAATCTATTGGATAATGAAAACGGAGAAAATGAAGAAGATGATAAATGAAAACGTAAGTGAACTACCAGCTCAGTTAGATTCTAGTTTGGATAAAGAAGAAGAAAAAATTGTATACGTATTAAATAATGGATATGTTAGATTAGTTGACTACATGGGGTCTGATGTTTCTGTCGCAAACGCAGCAAGAGCCTCTTTCGCTAAAGAAAATAAGACTAAAGAACTAACAACATCAGATGCAAGACTGATTAAATATTTAGCAAGAGAAAATCACATGTCCCCCTTTAGGCATGCTTTTATTACTCTCGAATTTAAAGCTCCCCTTATGGTTGCAAGACAGCATTGGAAATATGTTGTTGGGTCAGATCATACTATGGATTCGTGGAATGAGTCTTCAAGAAGATATATAACTATGGAGCCAGACTTTTATTTGCCAAAACCAGAAGAGTGGAGACTGGCTCCAGAAGATAAAAAGCAGGGTTCCGCAGGCTTAATGTCGCCGTGGGATGGTTCTATTTTTACAGAACAACTAAAAAGATACATAGAAACAGGGGAAGCTCTTTATAAAATGGCCTTAGACAATAATGTGGCCCCAGAACAAGCTAGATTATTCCTTCCGGCCTATGCTCTAAATGTTGTCTACAGATGGTCATGCAGCCTGCAGTCCGTTGCCCTGTTTTTGTCTCAACGATTAGCCGATGAAGCACAAAAAGAGATACAATTATATGCAAATGCGGTTTACAGACTTGTGCAACCTATATATCCTGTTTCGATATCTTCTTTGATGAACTCAGAATAAAATGAATTTTGCGTTAAATATCTTTTCTATTTTGCTATTCTCAATTTCTTTAAATTGGCTTATCAGTTTGCATTTTGCAATGCAAATACAATCACAAACAAAAAAAATTAGAAGACAAATGATATCAATTTGTTTAGCTATAGGTGTTTTAGTTGGAGTATTAATAAAATATACAATATAATGATTAATTCAATTTGTAAAAAAGATATTCAATTTATGCGCTTGTGTATTCAGGCGGCAGAAATTTTTTCTACATGTAGTAAGAAAAAATATTCTGCTTTTCTTGTCGACTGCAATAATCATATAGTTGGATTTGGTTACAATGGGGGGCCTTCTGGGTTTACGCACTGCGATGACGGCGGCTGCCCTAGGTTACTGCACAAAAGTGAAAGTGGATCGCTTTACGATGACTGTATAGCAATTCATGCAGAGGCCAATGCATTTTTGCACAGTAACTATAATTCAAATCCAGAAAAAATATATATAAATGGACCACCGTGTTTCAGTTGTGCTAAACTAATCTCAAATAGCACAGTTTCAAAAGTATTTTATATAAAAGATCAATCATATAAACAATGGAGAGAAATAGAAATGTATTTAAATAAAGCAAATGTAGTAGCTATAGAGATGTCAAATGCCTGCTTCTAAACTTAATTATATTTTAGTATTTCCAAACACACCGCAAGTGTTTGGTTGTTCTTCAAAGAAGATAGCTATGGAAACACCTGCGCCTAAAAATATAGACATATCAGAGAAAAAAATATATTTTATAACATTAGAACCAGATACAAATAACTTAGTATTACATAAGGTAGAAGACAATGAGCAAGAAACAGAACAATAGAAAAAAGATTATTCTTAAACTTAGATTAAACGAAACGTACATATTAGCTAACAGTGATTTTTTTGCTGATCTTAACAATATGATAGAAGAAATTAGTAAAACATGCGAAGATAAAAATCTTAAAACAAGACTAAAAAACGCATCTGCATTTATAAAAAACGCCGCAATGTCTAATGAATTTAGTCCTAACAGTAATGAAAATGAATGGGAAGAGTACGATGATTGATTTATGCGTAGTGCATCATAACACTACGAGCATGATTAAACGCATGTTAGATGAGCTGCATCTTGGCTTAAATGGGCAAGAAAAACAATGGAAGCTACATATAACAGATAACGATTCAAGTGATAATTTCATTGAATTTATTAGAAGTTGTGGACACAATTATAATATTCAAAATTTATTTCTCAGAAAAAACATAGGCTATTCAACAGCCTGTAATTATATGGCATCAAAAACAGATTCGGAAATTATAGGATTACTTAATGGAGACGTGTGGATGAGTAATTCTGACGTAAATAAAATACAAAAAATATTTGACGAAAACCCAGAAATTCATATACTAGGACCAAAACAAAGGGACGAGTACGGTAGAATAACACACGCCGGAATAACCGGAACAAACTCAGCGCCCGTAATGAGAGGATGGATGGTGCTGGACAGGGACGATTTATTGTTTAAAGATAGAGTTAGCTGTGTAACTATTTCTGGTTCCGCCTACTTTATCAGAAGAGAAGTCTGGAACGTTCTTGCAAACAATCCAGATTACAAAAAAATACACCCCAATTCACAAGGCGCCTTTCTTCCAACTCCTCATTACTACGAGGAAACCTGGTGTTCGTATTTTGCTAGACATCTTGGTTATGGAGTTTTTTATGACGGCTCCGTTTCAATTGGGCACAGCTGGCATGCCTCATCGGCAAAGCCCGGCGAGGGAGTGAGTCACGTAGATCATTTCTTTCCGATCTCTAGGGAAATTTTTAGAAAGTCTTGTGATTATTTTAATATCGAGAGGGATTAACTTTGTGACAACAAAAATATTTTTATCAGGGGCAATAGATTATGTAGGAGATTATGCTGTCTATTGGAGAAAAGAAGCATCATTAGCTCTTACCTCTCTTGGCTATACGGTTCTTGATCCAACTACGGTTAGAGACGATCATACAAGCATGAGTCCAGAAGAAATAGCTCAAAAAAATCTTTTTCTACAAAAAAAAGCAGACCTAATACTTGTTGAGTATATGTTAAAAGACAGAGCATACATAGGTACTGATTTTGAATTAGCATGGGCAAAAATACACGGTCAACCATCTGTTGTTATATGTTCGCCGCACTATAGCAATAGGGTTTACATGAAATATATGGCCACAAAACTTGCAGACAACATAGAAGATGCGATAGACTATATATCGGTAAATTATCCAACTAAATAAAAAGGAAAAATATGTCAGATAATAAATTTAAATACTTCACAGTTGAATCTGTAGTTGTTGTTCAGGCGAACAATAAATCAGATGCAGAGAAGCTTGCTACTGGTCGCACTCGTGGCGTCAATGGCAAGGTAATAGTTAAGACCACTGAAGTAGAACGCATTACCGCTGTTGAGGCGCGTAAGCAAATATCACTCTAGGAAATTGTCCCGCAGCCTAAGTAAAACCTTTGGCTGCGGGACGTGGAGCATGTATGATATATGCATTAATGGTTGGAAGAAATGAATCTTCAAGATACCTAAAAGAAGTCTTGGAAAGACTGTCAAATCAGGTAGATAAAATAATTTTTACCGACGATTGTTCTACGGATGATACTCCAGATGTTGCTAGACAGTACGCTACCGTATATTCTACTTCTGAAAATCTTTTTATAAAAGATGAAAGCCAATTAAGATCAGAAGCTTGGGCTAATTTAGAAAAACATGCAAAGGTGGGCGATTGGGTTTTGGCAATAGATGCAGATGAAAAACTATATACCATGGATAATTTAAGTTTGTTAGATCATTTAAAGCAGTCTCCTTACGATGTAGTGAGTGCGCCAAGATTTGAAATGTGGAATCAATTTAGTTTTAGATCAGATGGTGGATGGAAACCGCACCATAATCATAGAATATTTAAATTCGACAAGAATGGTGTGTATATTAATAAAAAATTAGCATGCGGCTCAGAGCCAATGTACGTACAAAGATGGGCTGAAATGGGCAACTGGTGGCTTCAATCAGGTATAATAATACAGCATCTGGGTTATCTTAGGGACCAAGATAAGAATGATAAGTATGAAAGATATATGAAATTAGATGGTGGAAAATACCATAATATAAATCATCTAAATTCGATTAAGCAAACATCCACACTAGAACTAGAATCATGGAAAATACTAGGAGATTTAAAATGAAAAGTTTATCCGCAAATCAAAGTATCAAAGAATTGACTATGAAGATGGTTAATAATGAAAAGTTTGCATATGTAGTTTTTCCAAAATCGGTTCTTTCTACGATCATAGAAAAAAACACGCCCAATAAAAAATATCCAAAAGCTTTTTTAAAATCAGTTAACTCTTCTATAGAGACAAAAGATGATAATTATATGAAATGTATTCCAAATTTCCTATTATCATCTGAAGAATATTCAGATATTAAATTAATTTCTGGATTTAATAATTCAACAATATACGATGCAGCGGTGTTTGAGTATTTTTACCTAAACAAAAGAGATATATTTGAATATTTTTCAAGATACTTTTTAAGAAACAGCAGAGTAGCTGTAGTTTCTTTTCATGACAAAAGTATAACTCAAAGAGTAATTGGAACACCATATCATCATGTTCATGTTCCATATAATGATTTTTATGACAAATTAGATAAAATAGCTTCTGAAATAACCCAATTAGATGGGGCGATCGACTACTGTATTCTCGACTGCCCAGTGCTCTCTACTGCCTTGTCGTATAAAATTTGGGAAAACTCAAACATATCAACTTTAGATTTTGGAAAACTATTATCTTTAAGTAAGAAATAATTGTGAATAAAATAACACAAAAAGATATTCTTTCTAGTAAAAATGATATTGATTCTATTAAAGATCTTTTAATGGAAACTGATATGTCCTTAAGTGATATATCAAAAGAGTTAAATTGTTCTTTAAACGATTTAAATAAGCAGATAAATCGTCATGGTTTAAATTGGATGAAGAAAAAGAAAAGAAAGATGTCTCGTGGACACTCTTCTTTATACGATATACTTAAAAAATTAATTCCCAACCAACCAATAATAAACGAATACCACATAGGTAACAGGCTAAAGCTTGACATATACTGTCCAAAATATAAACTAGCCTTAGAATATCATGGCAAGCAGCACTTTTATTATACTGGTATGTTTCATGCATCAAAAGAAGATTTCGTAGAGTCGCAAAAAAGAGATGAATTTAAAAGCAAGTGGTGCGTAGACAATGGTGTATCTTTAATTGTTTTTAGATATGATGACGGATTAACGGAAGAAAGCGTTTTTGAAAGAATTATACAAGAGCTCAGAAAAGATAATTCAAAAAACGCAATAGCAAGAAAAACACGTAAAAAGTTAACACAAAGTTCTTCTTATCAAAAAGCGAAAAAAGAAAACAGTATTAAAAGAAAAAAAATCTACAAAGAATTAAAGAGAAAAAACAGTGAGTCAAGAAGAAAATATAAGTAACTATCCAATAGAGTATCAAATATTTGCACTGTGCCTGAGAAAAGAGGGTGCAGTTAAGTTCTTTAGCGAAAATTTGAATTCAGATATAGTTGGCATTAATCATGGGGAAGCAGGAATACATGAATTCTATAGTGCACTTATTTCTTATTATAGGGCGACTCAACTTGACATAGTAAACCCAATAGCGTTTAAGTCTTGGTTACAAACTGAAACAGAAATTTACGAAGCTTTGGGAGCTGAGCTTGGAACAGAAGCGATGTTTTCAATCCTGTTAAAAATGGATCTTTCTAACTCTGAATCAATTTTAAAATTAATAGAACACAAAGCAAATAAGAGAAAACAAATAGATTACCTGCAAGAATTGCAGGTTCTTATTACTCAAAAATCAAACAAAACAGATGAAGATGTAGAAAGAATATCTACTTTAACTCAAAAAATAAGAGAACTTGAAAGTCAAATTAACTACAATCCGTTAGAAAATATTACAACAGCTCTAGACATATCCTCTAGGGCTAGAGAACTTTTAGTCATACCAAACTTTGTTCCAACTCAGTTTAAATCGTTAAACAGGGCCATGGGCTATACTGATGATGGAGGCTTTTTTAAAGGCGCAGTTCACGCCATAATAGCTCCATCAGGTAAGGGCAAGTCCACATTTGCAAAATGCCTAGTAAATCATTGGGTGGATAATGGCTATTCTGCTTTATTCATAAATTACGAAGAGGCAATTTCCCATTGGGAAAGAGTTCTTATGACTCAAATAATAGGGAAGAACGTATACGCAGAGTCGAAAAATTGGACACAAGAAGAAAAAGATAACTACGTATCTATTTTTAAGAACAAAATGGAGTCATGGGGAGAAAGATTTATGGTTAGACACGACCCAGATAGTCCATACTTTGAAGACTTGGAAAGATGGCTTAGAGATATAATGGGGCATAATTCAAAGCTTCCAGATATTATAGTAATAGATACGATCCAATCTATGTTTACTAGGGGTGGCAAGGGAAAGCCTAGATGGGGTGAGTTTGAAGAAATGATGGTTAAATTGGAGAAACTAGCAAGAGACATGAACTGTGTTTTAATAATAACAGCACAAGAAAACGCAAATAGAATGAAGGAAAAACGAGAAGTGGTTCAACAATCTGATACCGGAGGGTCCTTATCTATCCAGCAGAAGTGTGCCGTAACAATTTTTATAACAGATAAAAAACTAGCCTCTGGAGATGAATCGGAAGAAGATTACGTAATGCAATTACAGATACCAAAAAATAGAATAACAGGATCTACTTTCGTGTACGATCCACCACTAGTAAGGTACAATGATAGTACAAAATCTTACGAAGAATATCAGGTTGTTACAGATAGCTCATATGAAAACTCATCTATTTTAGATGATTTACTGGGAGGAGATTTTTCTTAAATGAAATCAATATTAAATATAACTTGTAAACAAATTAAAGATTATCAAACTTGTGAACTTTTATATGACTACAGACATAAAAGAAAGTTACCAGAAACCATAGTCAGTAGAAATATTTTAACTGAAAAATTTGAAAATACGATTAAAACTGTTTTAAACTTTTATTTATATAAGAAGATGGATGGCAAGCCCCCTTCTCATGACGCCCTGAGAAATAGATGGCAAAAGCTATGGTTTCCAAAAAATACTTCAATGCAAGATATAATAAACGAAAGACACGAAAGCGCATATGGAAATATGGCAAGTCTTACTACTAAAGCAGATAGTATTTTTACTTCTTTTTGTAACTACTTTCGTGATAAATCAATTAGTCCAATTGGAATCGCTGAAGATTATGAGGTCCCAATTGTAAACTCCTTGCTAACAGATGTATTTGATTTAATTTTTCGTAAAAAAAATAAAATATATGTAATTAAATGGGTCTTTAATTATAAAGATTCTCACAATTATTTGTATAATTTAGATTTTTCTGCAATCAATTATGCGTATGAATTTATGAATGGTCCCATTCTAAGTAATACTGTCTTTGGATATTATGATATCATGGCTGACAATCATGAAATAAAGCCATATAGTATATATCAAGAAGACATTCAAACTTTAAAATACTGGATATCAGAAATGGAAGACAAAAAAATTTTCGTACCAAGACGAGGACTTACCTATTACTGTAAGCGCTGTCCATTTGATAAGCCTTGTTCAAACTGGTCAATAAAGGAAGGAATACAACATGGCCAATAAAAAACTAACGATATTAGATGACATTCTTCAGGACAAGCAAAAGATAAACGTTTCAGAGGAGGAAAATTCAGTGCTCTCTCCTCTGCTTCAGGAGATATCTTTTATAAAAGATGACGGCTTAAAATCATTTGTAAGATCTATTCTTTTTAGATGCAAATCTTTTTGGGATGTTCCGTCGTCTTTTTCTGGCAAATATCATCCACCGGACGAACACAATAAAGGCGGCAATGTCCTTCATACCAAGAGAGTCGTAAGAGCGGTTAGAATTTTGAGTGAGTCTCATAATTTATCACCAGAAGAAAACGACATAGTAATTGCAGCAGCGCTTCTGCATGACATAACAAAGGGCAAAATTGAGAAAGATGGATCATTTTCATACGACTCTATGCACCCATATACTGTCGGTGAATTTGTAAAATTCTGCCAAGATGACGATAGAAAAAATGCTAGTGACATAGGTTCAAACACATTATATGTTAGCGAAGAAGACGTTCAAACCTTGCTTAGGCTAATTAGATGCCATCTTGGTCCGTGGTCTCCAGTTCCAGAAACAGTGCCGATAACATACTTGGATATGATTGTTCATTTGGCGGACAACATCGCATCGAAAATTCACATTATAGCCGACGGCGAACGTTCTTTAAGCAGAAGATGGTTTTTAGATGAAGAAAATTCTAAATAGAATAAACAAAAGAGTATATTTAAACTCTCAATTAGAGAAGATTATTGAGGACTCTGTCTATTATAGAACGTACTCGTCGGAATTAAAAACACATAAAAAAATAATTTTAATTAATATTCTAGAAGATCATAGTTCGGTAAAAATATAATGAGACCGGTTAAAGAAGTTGGAAAATTCTTAAGCGATTGGAAATACGTGGAGGTAGCTAGGTACGTCTCGTCTTTATCTAGGGTTATAAGAGAAAAAGAAAAAGACAATCCTTTAATCATCGACTACTTCGAGGTGGCAAACTATGCCAAAAAACATAACAATATAGGAATTTATACTTCTGTTTGGCTTTATGATTCAAAAGACATATCTTCCTGCACCAGATATTCTAATCTATATTTTGATTTAGATAGTAAAAATATAGAAGAATCATACAGAGATACAAAAAAATTATATGAATATTTAAAACAATTCATTCCAATTGATCGGAATAAAAGCATACTTTACCGGAAAAAAAGGCTTTCACATTGAGTGTGAGGCAACATGTGTTGGAATTTCCCCGTCAAACGAATTGCCAGTACTTTTTAGATATATAGCCAATCACTTGAAAACAAAATTAAATATTTTCAGTTTAGATTTAAGTGTGTATGATCTTAGAAGAATGTGGAGATTGCCAGGCACTCAACATCAAGATACAAAATTATATAAAACTCTTTTATCAGAAGAAGAACTTAATTCAAGCATAGAATTAATTACCCAGATATCTAAAACTTATAGAGACAATTCATATGATGATGTTCAATTTTCCTATAAAGCAAATAAGTGGTATAGAGATATTTCTTACGAAATGGAATCAGAAAAGGAAAGAAGTAAAGACTATGTTTCCTATTTTAATAAGCATGGAACCAAATCTTTAAGAAAGGTTGATTTTAGGGAAAAGCAATTTACGCCTAAAGTTCTTTTAGAAAAGTGTCCGGCAATTAAAAGAATTATTGATGAGGCAAAAAATAATAAAGACATAGATCATGAGTCTAGATTATTCTTATGTTCAATATTGACCTACAGCGAAGACGCCATTCAGTTCCTGCATCAAATACTCAGCCTGTGTAGCGATTACAATGTAGAAAAATCTAACTCGCATATCCAGGACTGGATAAGAAGAAGAGAAATAGGCATAGGTGGTAGGCCCTATACTTGCGATAGGGCAAATTCTGTTGGCGTTGGTTGCGGCTCTTGTAATCTAGATCATAAAAGAAAATGGATAAAAATAGGAGACAAGTATATTGAAACAAACGAAAAATCTTCACCGTCTCCAGTTAGATTTGCCTATAAAACCATAAAGGATCAAAATGTCAGACAGTGATGTTATTGGCCTCTGTTCCGATTGCGGTACTGATCAATCTGATAGGTCAATGTTTTCTAGTCCGTTTGCCCAAGCTGGAAAGCCTCCGGTGTGCAAGTACTGTGCTGGAGTTGTAATCGTTTGCTATAGAAAAGATAAGCAGAAGGTGTTAGATGACATCAAAAGACAAAGAGGGATTCGATGAAAAATTGGACCAATCTACATAATCATACAGTCTTTTCAATGCTAGACGGGCATGGTGATATAGAAAAATATCTTGATAGAGCTAAGTCGCTTGGCATGTCCGGCCTAGCTACGACGGATCACGGCAACATACATTCTTGGCTAGATTTCTACGACGCTGCTACCGCCGTAGGTGTTAAGCCCATTCTTCGGAAGCGAGTTTTATCAGGCTAGAAAAACTAGATTTGACAGAGACGAAGAAGAAAGATCTGGCCCATCCAAAAACGAGTGGGAGCAAAGAGGTCCTTATCATATAACGATATTGGCAAAAAATAATGTTGGCTATCACAATATAATTAAAATGTCTTCTAAATCTTTTTTAGAAGGATACTACGTAAAGCCTAGATTAGATCACGATTTGATTTCTCAATACTCCGAAGGGATTATTGTTTTGTCTGGCTGTTTAAACAGTGAAGTCTGTCAAGCCCTTTTGAGAAATGATTACGATTATGCCCTAGAAGCAGCATACAAGATGCAGAGCATTGTTGGTAAAGAAAATTATTTCATAGAAATACAAGATCATGGCATAACAGAACAGAGAAAAGTCTCAAATAAACTTTTAGATATAGCAAAAACAATTGGGGCTAAAGTTGTACCGACCAACGATTGCCACTATGTGCACCAGCAGGACGCTAGGGCGCACGACATTATGTTATGTGTGGCTACCAACTCTAACATACATACTCCAGATAGATTTTCTTTTTCTGGAGATAATTTTTATTTGAAGTCTTATCAAGATATGGAAATGCTATTCAATTCCGACTGGCTAAAAAATACCATGTCAGTTTGCGATATGGTTGATGTAAATTTAAACTTTGGAGAAATTTATTTTCCAAACTTTCCCATTCCAACAAATGAAACATCAACTCAATATTTTGAGCGATTAGCTTGGGAGGGATTGCGCAATCGATACGGTAATGAATTACCTGAATCAATTATTAATCGAGCAAATTATGAAATAAAAGTCGTAAAAGATATGGGATTTCCCGAATACTTTCTAGTTGTGTCCGATCTTGTTAGATGGGCTAAGTCAAATAATATAAGAGTTGGATGGGGTAGAGGATCTGCTGCCGGAAGTGTGTTGTCTTATGCTTTTGATATCACAAATTTAGATCCAATTAGATTTGGTCTTTTGTTTGAAAGATTTTTAGTTGAAGGAAGAAAGTCAATGCCAGATATCGATCTTGACTTCGACGATAGGCACAGAGATAGAGTTATTGAATATGCCAGATCTAAATATGGCAGTGATCGAGTAGCGCACATCTGCACGTTCAATAGAACTGGCGCTAGACAATCCATTAGGGACGCTGCTAGGGCTCTTGGTTACGATTTTTCTACTGGCGATAAAGTGGCTAAGCTTATTCCGCCACCAGTGTTAGGTATCTCAAAAAACTTAAGCGAATGTATGGAAGTGCAAGAGTTTTCTTCCACTTATGCAAAAGACTCACAAGCAAAAGAAATCATTGATGCGGCATTTGGATTGGAAAATCTAGTAAGACAGACCGGCATACACGCGGCTGGAGTTGTCATATCGCGCAATCCGCTAATGGACTATTTGCCTATAATGCAAAAGGGTGTAGATAAGCCAATTGTAACCCAGTGGGATATGAGTAGGGTTGAGCAATGCGGTCTTCTAAAAATAGACTTTTTAGGCTTAAGAAATCTTGGAGTTATAGATCAGTGTATTAAGACCGTAAAAAAGAACTATGGTATAGATATAGATGTAAATAAAATTCCATTAGATGATCAAAAAACGTACGAAGAACTATGCAAGGGCGGGTGCATGGGGGTATTTCAGCTTGAATCAAACAGCATGAGAGAAATGATGATTCAGCTTCAGCCTAAAAGTATTGAGGACATAATGGCGCTGATATCGCTTCACAGACCTGGCCCTATGGGCTCTGGAATGGATAAGCTTTATATAGATAGAAAACATGGTAGATCAAAAATAGACTATCAACACCCAAAACTAAAGGAATCTCTAGAATCATCTCTTGGCGTAATGTTATATCAGGAAGATGTTTTAGCTGTAGCTAAAAATTTAGCTGGATTTACTTCGGGAGAAGCAGATGATCTTAGAAAAATTATTGGCAAAAAACAAATGAATAAAATTCCAAAAATAAGACAAAAATTTGTAACTGGATGCGCGGAGGTTTCAGGTGTTTCAAAGGCTGTGGCAAATAAAATATTTTCTGATATAGAATACTTTGGTGGGTATGGCTTTAATAGAGCGCACGCAGCAAGTTATGCTATGATCTCTTATATAACAGCGTATTTAAAAAATAATTTTACAGCTGAATATATGGCAGCTCTTTTAACCTCTGTTGCCGGAAACAAAGATAAGTTATTCTTATATTTAAACGACTGCAGAAAATTGGGAATTAATGTACTACCTCCTTCTATTAACTATTCTGAAATAGATTTTGAGGTCAAGGAAAAAAATGAAATACTTTTTGGACTAGGCTCCATTAACGGAATAGGTGTTGCAATTGCAGAAGCCATTTGTAAAAGTAGGGATGTAAACAATCCTTATAAATCTATATTTGATTTTTACAGAAGATGTGATTCTTCTGTTTTAAAGAAATCTACATTAGAACATTTGGTCGGAGCTGGCGCATTTGATGAACTAATAATTGACGAAGATGATGACGACATAAATAGATCTCAAGAGCTTTCTGTTTTAGAAAAAGAAAAAGAAGAACTTGGAATTTATGTTACAAAACATCCACTTGAGGGAACATGGGATGTCATGAAAGTTAATGTAGATTCTGACATAGTTAATATATCAGAAATCCCAAACGGATCCTACATAAAGATAGGTGGGATTATAACTTCTTCTAAAAAAATTATTACCAAAAAAGGTTCTAGAATGTTTAAATTTAACTTAGAAGATCCCACTGGCGAAATAGAAGTTGTAGTCTTTCCCAAAGATGCTAAAAACTATAATGATGATTTTTTTAAAACAGGAGAAATAGTTTATGTTTCGGGATCTTTAAGTAGGGAAACAGAAGATGAGAACTCAACAAATAGAATTTTTCTTTCTGATTTAACAAAAATAGATCATGCCACCCTATACAGTGGTAAAGTTATTAGTTTAAATTATGAAAAAATTAATAGTATACAATTAAAAAAGATATATGATATAATATTAAATAATAACGGCAATAGACAAGTGCATATAAAAATCAATTCAAAAATTGGAACATTTGTTTATAAGTTTAATAAAACTACAAACAAAAATGCAGAAAAATTAATAGAGCAAGTACTAGAGGACGATCAATAATGGCAGCAAAAGGAAGTTATCAAAACCCTTCTACAAAAGAGTGTTGGAAGTACTGCTATTCGTGCGGTAGATGTGAAAACAAGGGACGATATAGCAAGTGCATAACATGCAGTGGCAGATACGATCCAAATGGCACTGTAGACGCACATCAGGATGACTATTGTGACTGTAGAAATGGAATTTTAAGATGGAAAACTAGAGATGGAAAAGTTGTTATTACTAGATTTAAGTCAAATCCATATGCTGGTTCGGTAATGTACGAAAAAAAATCTCAAGACGAAAGAGACTGGGATTCCTACCTTAAGGACATGAGAGAAAAAATGAACGATCCAAATTGGAATCCAATAACAATAATAAATGAAGATAAGCCAATACAAGGAATGGGAAGATGATGAAAAAACAAAACGGAAGAATATTATTAGACAATATTACGTTAATAGAATACGAAAATATTGACGAAGATAACAACACATGCTTTGTCCAATGTGGGGTAACTGGATTTTACCTTAATCAACAAGAAATAAAAGCGTTATATGCAGTGCTGGGTTACTATTTAAACATAGACTTAATGAACGATATAGTTCTTTCGGTAGACAATATAGGGGAAAACGATGTCCAATATTAATTTTGATCACATGGAATACGGAAATAATGGTTGGGTCCCGCTTAAGAACGGTGGGTATAGAAATTTATTCAATGAACATATGATAGACGAGGATGGCAAAGAGTACGACGCAAATGGCAATTTAGTATACGATCCATCCAACGAATAAAATGATACAAATAAAAAACGTCGAACAAATTTCAAATCTAGAAAAATTATACTTAACAGAATTATCATATTCTAGAATAGACACATACAAAATGTGTCCGTCTAAGTATTTTTATTCTTATATCAAAAAAGAACCAAGGCAGTTTAATGATTCGGCCACTCTTCGGGAACATTGTTCATTCTGTTCTAGAAAAAAATGTAAATAAAGATATTAATCTAAATATAGATTCCCTAAAAGAAGATTATATAAGCGCTAAAAAAGACTACGATCCCGATAATTTAATTAACAATGATTTAGTTTTAGCTGGAAACAATATCTTGGAAGAGTTTTACGACAGGCATTTAAACGAATCATTTAACATTAAAGGCAAAGAAATCTATTTTGCATTTGTTATAGGATCATTTTATGTTAACGGATACATAGATAGAATCGATGAGTACGAAAATAGAATTGAAATAATAGATTACAAAACTCGGTAAATGGGAAGTGGCTCAAAATTCTATTAAAAATAATTTACAGTTGGGCATATACGCGCTCGCCGCAAGCATAATATTTCCGGGTAAAGAAATATACGCAGAGCTATATTATCTGAGGTCTGGCAAAAGGAAAGGCCATACTTTTACGGTAGATGATATTGAAAATGTAAAAGTTAATATTTTAAATTATCGGCAATTCAATTATAAACGATAATAACTTTCTGCCTACAAAGAATGAAAAAGTCTGTTCGTTTTGCGATCACGCCAAGTCAAAAGTTTGCGCTGTTGGTGTTACGAGAAACAAAAAGAGCCAGAGCTTTCGCCCTGGCTCCCTCTGACTAAAGATTAATTAGCTGTTAACTGGGAAACTGTTCGAATCCTGGACGAGGTCAATGTGACGGTCGCTCTCAATAACAACCTTGATTGCCTCCTCAGTTGTATACCCAACTGACTCAAGAGTCTTTACAGACTGGCTTTGCATGTCAACAATGAAATTGTTAACTAGTGTGTTTAATGTGGTCATTTTACTTTCCTTTGTGGTTAATTTGAATTATTGTTAAATGTAATGATATAATATATACCAGTTGAATGGTCTAAATGTGACCCCTCAACTAGCATGAGATAAGGATACACCATGAACAGAGTACATGTCAAACCAGAAGAGTTTTTTTTGGAAAAATCATTTAGAAGTAAACATCCGAAATTTAACTTAACAAAAAAAATAAATAAAAAATTTAAAGAAGAAAAAGTTTCAGAAAAACGGTGGCAAGGGCAACGTATACAGGTACACTAAGACTGGCTTTAGGCAGGATCTAGGTTTGAATTTAAGATCTAACTGGGAAGCTAACTTTGCCAGAGTATGTAGCGTATATGAAATTGAATTTGAATTTGAGCCAAGAGTATTTACATTTCCAATTAAAAGAGGCACAAAGGGATATACTCCAGATTTTTATTTTAACAAAACAGAAGATTGGATTGAGATAAAAGGGTATTTAGATGTAAAAAGTAAAATAAAAATAAAAAGATTTAAAAAATATTACCCAGAAGAATTTGCCAAACTTACAATGATAATAAGTAAGTACTCTTCCGATGCAAAAAAGTTTGTTCAAGATCTTGAAGTTCCTAACGTAATTTTTTACGAAGACATAAGATCTTTTTACGCTGATACGCTATATAAATGGGAAGGAAAGTAATTCAAATGGCTTCATATAAAGAACAATATTATTCGCTTGAAGAAAACGAAATGCAAATGCTTATAGAAAAAGCGAAGAAGGGAAATACAAATGCGCAAGCAGAACTTCTTAAGGTTTTTAATAATTTTCTAACTAAGTATGCAACAATGTTATATCAACGGCAAATATAATCTTAAGGATTACGACATAAGAAGATTCATTGGTCTTTTTGTCAAAGATAATTATACCAGGATGGCACTAAATAGAAATAAATTAAATAAAAAAACAACAATTGTAGTTAATGATGTTATGAGGGGAATTAATTACATGACTAAAAGATACGGAACAGAGGAGGATATTAGGCAGACTGTTGATCTAACTTTCCTGCAGTGCGTTAATAGATATCAAAGGAAAGATTCAGAAAAGGGACCAATACCCTTTAGTGCCTTTTTGTATAGTTATTTTTTTTATTTACTAAAAAAGAATGTTGATACATTTTTAATAAATCAATTAGGTAGAAAAACTTTTCCATTAATTACAAATGACAGCTTTGAAGAAGATGAAGAGGGAGAAAAGCAAATTGGCTTTAGGCCAGATCCAGTTGAGGTAAACTTTGAACAATTTTTATTAGCAGAAAGCATAGATCAAATGTGGGTCATGGGAGAAACATGCGCAGAACCTTTCAACCAACTTACCATTCAAGAAAGACAACTGCTAAAATGGAGGTACGGTGACAATAAAAGATCTTCTCATATAGCGGAGAAAATTACAGAACATCCAAACACAGTAAGAGAACATTTAAAAAATATAAAAGATAAAATAATAAATATTATTATAGAATCTAACTTAGAGGAATTATTTCAGTACATAAAAGACAAAGATGATAAAGAGGAAATCGAATAATAAATGGATAATGAAAATTTATTAAAATTAAATCAACTTCTAACTTCTTTTTTAGGCCCGCAGATAAAAGAGGTAGTAGATGCCTATGGCGTAGGCGAAAATTATAAGAAGTATTTTGTGGAAATACCAGAGGTAGACAATATAGATCTTGGCGTCATGGATATGGCAAACCTCGTTGCCAAAACCTCTAACGCCTACGGCAGAGCAGCTAGATTTGCTGGAATGGCAAGAGCTCATTTTAAGCTAACAGAAGGTAAATATAAAGCTGTCTACAAGAAAAATAGAATAGGAAAAAACGAGGCTGAAAGAGAGGCTGCCGCAATGTTGGCAGCTGAAGAGCAGTATCAAGCACTTATTGTAGCTGAGTCCTTAGTCCACCTTGCCGAATCAATGGAAACATCTTCTAGAATAGCTTCTGAATCGGCAAGAAAACTTATGGACAAAATGCAGTCCATGCAAGTCGCTACCGCTAGGGAGGAAAAAGGCTTTTTCTTGGAAAAAGATTTTGAATTTTAGTTTATGAAAAAGTATATAGGTCATTACAAATGCATCGAATCTCCGGAAGAGTTTTATTCTATGTCTAGAAATCAATTAGATTTTCCAACACAGGTAAGATACAATTCTAAAAGCTTTTTACTCTATACAACGTATTTATTAACTTCTACAGCGCAAGAGAAACGAATGATTGACCAAGCAAATCTAAATAATATAGATACAAATGTAAGAGTTTGACCATGCACATAGAGGTTTTTTGTGATGGAGCCTCTAGAGGGCAGGGGCAAAAGAAATTAGGAGAGGCGGCATGCGCGGTAGTGATTTACAAAAACAGAAAAAGAGTAGCCCAATTTGCAAGGGGGCTAGGCGCAAGAACTAACAATGAAGCAGAATACGAGGCGGTTATAGCAGCGCTTTTGATGTGTAGTATGTCCGACCTAGTGCACCCGGTTATTTATACGGATTCCGCCGTAGTTGCAAATCATATAAACGGAAACTGGAAATGCAAAAACAAAACTTTATTACCATTATTAATGACTATTCAAGATATATCTGAAGAATATAAATTTAGAGTAGTGCATGTTGCGAGAAAAATAGTTTGGGAGCCAGATAGTTTAGCCAATTCTTTTTTAGATCAGTTAGAAAAAAGAAGTTATAACGTCAAAAAAAATGATATAATATAAGACATGAATATTCACACCTTAGATTACGTTAAACAACAGCCTATAGTTGTAGGCCTTGCCGGTAAGGCCGGAAGTGGGAAAACATCTGTAGCAGAGTCCATAGTTCCAAAGGGATCGCTTAATCGATTGAATTATGGAGTTGTGTGGGATCATATATTTTTTGCTCTTCCAGTGTATGAGATGTTGTCCGCCAAAAACAATATACGAGGACTGAATGAAGAGTCTAGAAAAAAATATGCAATACATGAATCACTATATAGTCTCTACGGTAATAGTTCCATAGGGCTAATTCCAGATTACGATCGTTTTATTGAAAAGGTAAATCATATATACAATTTACCCTTAGATCCATATGCTCAAAAACAGAGAACTTTTCTGCAGAGAGCAGGAGATATTTCTAGAGATGGTTATGATGATTGCTTTTGTCATTGGGCCATTAAAAAATGTACAGATCTTTATAAATCTTATATTAAATCATTAACCGAAGAGGACGAAGAAGATCCCTTTGTCATTATTATTTCAGATGTTCGTCTTGAGAATGAAGCAAAGGCCATTCTCAAAATGCCAAACGGAGTTGTGATATACTTCGATGCAGATCAGCAGACTTTGAATGAAAGATTAATAAAAAGAGATGGAAAAATTTCTTCTGCTAAACAAGATTCGCATATCACCGAACAGCAAGGAGATATAATAAAGCAGTCAGCATCTTTTGTTATAGATACTAATAATCTAAGTATAGAAGAACAAACTAAAAAAACTTTACAAGCACTAGGTATAAATTCATAGGAGAGCAATGCCAAAAATAAATAAAACAGCACAAGAACAATCAACAGATTCACCACTAGATCAAATTGTGGGTCTCTCTACTGGAGAGATAGCCTTTTCTAGTTCTCCAATATTCATATGTGGGGTAAATAGAAAGGTGAACATAGGAAATTTTGAAAACGTAGACATATACGCTGGGATAACCCTTCCCCTAAATAACGTATCCTTAGAGGATAAGGAGTCCTTAGAAGAGGCGGTTCGCGAGGCAGCTTCATATGGGTTTTCTTTAATTTCAAAAGAAACCGGAGACAGATATTCTTTAATAAAAGAATCTCAACAACAAAATAAATAGTATTTTAATCAGTACTATATTACTATATATATGTATATAAAGTTAAATAAACAAATTCAAGGCCAGGTAAAAAATGTTTAAAAAAATAATTGAAAAACTTTTTAAGAAAGCACAAAAAGCTACTGCCGACGACAACACCGTGTGGGGCTCAGCCGGCAGCAAGGCAATCGCCGACGCCGTTTTGAACACATGGAAAGATACCGCGCTTGATATAGCAGAAAAAATAGACAAAGGAATAGAAGACGTTAAAAATGAAGTTAAAGAAACAAAAGAAGAAGTTGAAAAAACAGTCAAAGCAAAGAAAACAAAATCTCCTACCACCAAAAAAAGAACTACTAAACCAAAAAAATAAATTTTCAATAGTGAAGCACGTCGACTAAACTTTGGTTTAGTTGACGTGTTTTTATATTTTAGTATTACTATTATAGCGTCTAGAAAAGTTTTTGGTGGTTTACATGTCTTTAGCTAAGTCCAGAAAAGTAAAAAAGGGAAACAAATGATTGTTGAAGCCATGTGGAAAGTATTGTTTTTCCTGTATGATATATTAGAAGGTATCGAGAAAAAGAAAAAGAAAAAGAAAGAGAACATTTAACATGGCAAAAACAGCAGCATGGCAGCGTAAAGAACGGCAAGAATCCCAAAGGTGGACTAAATCGCAAGGGAGTTGCATCCTATCGTAAGCAAAACCCAGGGTCAAAACTTAAAATGGCCGTTACAACAAAACCAAGCAAACTAAAACCAGGATCGAAGGCAGCTAAGCGTCGCAAGTCTTTTTGTGCTAGAATGGGTGGAATGCCAGGGCCGATGAAGGACAAAAAGGGTAGGCCGACACGTAAAGCCCTGGCACTTAGAAAATGGAATTGTTAAAAATTTATAAAAAGACAAATAACAAGGAGAAACAAATGCCAAAAGTAGGAAATAAATCATTCGCATATACAAAGGCTGGCGAAAAGAAAGCTAAAGTATATGCAAAAAAGACAGGTAAGAAAATGACAAAGAAGTCATCCAAGAAAAAGATGGGATACTAATCATGGCCGCAAAAAAGAAGATGCCACCAAAGAAAGCTGCAGCTAAAAAGGAAACAAAGAAAGGCGAAGCTGGTTTAACAGCTGGTCAAAAGAAACTTCCTCCTTTTATTAAGGCAGCAATTTTAAAGAAGAAAAAGAAGAAGTAATTCATAGTTCTAGTAGATAGAAAGGCGCAACATGCCAAAAGTAGAATGGGACATCGTAGTTCCGGTTAAGCAGCCAGCTGATCTTAAAGGTGTTGCTCCCGGTAAGCTTCCAGAATCTCTCTTGCGTCCAGCAGCTGGCGGCGGTAAGCTTCATTGGCTTACCGCAGCTGCGTGGGGCGCAATGGTTGAGGCAGCAAAAGCAGATGGTATAGAGCTTAAACCAACTTCAGCTGGTGACACATATAGAACATACGAATCGCAACTTGCCTCTTTCAAACAGCGTTATACAACAACGCCAAACGGAAATGCTACGAGAACTTTTGAAGGCAAGAAGTGGTATAAAAAGGATCCTAAGCTAGCTTCTTTGGCAGCTCCTGGTACGTCTCAACACAATACTCGGATTAGCTGTTGATGTTCATACGGCTGGAGAGCCAAAGCGTCTCAAGTGGTTGATTGCTAACGTTCGCAAGTTTGGTTTTTCATGGGAAGTTGTTCCAGAAGAACCCTGGCACCTCCGCTACACTGAGGGAGACAATCCTCCTGCAGCTGTAGTAGAATACATGGCTAAGAGTAACATTCAAAAGCCTGTAGGTGCGGCGGCTCCAGCTGCATCCACCGTAGCGGCTGGGGCCCCCGCTGCTGGTAAGGACGACGGAGGTGACCTGGATCCAGGCGACAGCGGTCCGAGGGTAACGAAGTTGCAAGAGGAACTCGCTGAGCGTGGTTTCTACAAGGCTACGCCGGACGGACAGTTCGGCCCGAAGACGGAAGAGGCTGTCATTGCCTTCAAGAAGTCCAAGGGGTACGGCGAAGGTCCTAAGGCAGGCAAGCGAGTTCTTGACGACCTTGGTATTGGTCTCTAGCCATGGAAGCAGCAATCGTCGCCCTAATTGGAGTAGTAGGTTCTATCCTAGTTGTTCTTGTCGAAAAGGGCAGGAAAGAAAACACCAGAGATCACGCTGTTGTCGCCAATAAACTAGAAACAATAACATATGTTCTTGAAAATATAGATGAAGATGTAGCACACATCGAAGCTAAAATTGATAATCACTTAGATGATCATGTAAAAGCTAGTTTTGGCGGATTTGATATAGACGATAAGGAAGATGCGCCCAGCAGAAATAAGAAGAAGAAAAATGGCAAAAAAAGATAAGA